CGATACCTCCAGCACCGAGACCGAGAACCCGTCCAGCAGTTTCGCCCATACCGGCTTCGCCTTGTCTCGTGGCTATATCTTTAGCGAGTGATCCGATAGCGACGAGCAGCCCCTCTTCGTTGGCGATAGCATTGAAGCTTGCAGCCATCTCCAGTAAGGCTCCTACGTCGTCCTGAAGTAACCTGCCAGCCAGATCACCGACTGGACGGAGGAATAGCTGAACGGACCTGAACAGTTGATTCATGACTTTATTGAGACGCGGTGAGGCGTCAGCCAGCGTCGAAACAGCACCTAAGATCCCGACACCGACGGCCCCGGCGAGGCCGACTTTGAGGAACTTACCGCCAGCCCCTTTCATACCGGAGAACAACTCGCCCATCATGCTGCCGTCTTCGGCGGCTCCGGGTGCTCTGCCGAGCCGATCAGGCATTTGCGAAGTACCACCCAGAGACTCTATATGGTAGTTCAACCTCTCTTTATCGTATTCGTCGCTCATGGCTTCGACCGACTCACCGAAGTCGACGTCAGGTAGCCATTTGGCCTCGTCGACAGCCTCTTCGATCCCCTGTTTGATGTTACTTTTGAGGGTCGAAACGTCAGCCTCCATCTCGGCTTCAGCAGCCTCCTTCACCTTGTCTTTGAGGCTGCTGACGGATCTGTCGATCTGACTGTCGTCGGTCTCTACGCCCAGTTTCGCTTTCAGTCCGAGTACACTTCCTGCCATGATTATGTTCCTGCTGTCCCCTCGATCAGTTCGACCATGTACTCACCGAGTTGGGTGATTCCGGCTTCTCGGGTCGACTCGAAGCTGGTGGGGATCACTTCGAGTTCGCGGCCCGGGAACGGTGATCTGTACGTCACAGTGTCGAGTTTGCCGATAGCGTTGCGGACAGCGTCGTCGAACGCTTGTCGGGTCTCTTCGTCGCCCGGGATCGATCCCTGTATCATAATTTCCCGGGTAGCCCCGCTCTGGGCTTCGATTTCGTTGTCCTCGAACGACAGCCCTTCGTCGTCGTCGCCGCCAGTGACGTACTCGTGGGTTTCGAGTTGCTGCCGTTTCGTCTCCATGTACTGCTCCATCTCGCCGAGGCTGTGACCGGCCAGTGTCCCCTCGTCCGAGGGACTCGCTGGGGGTTCAGACAGCCCCGAGTCAGGCATCATGCCCTGACCGACCCGGAAGCCGAGTGAGTAGTCGACCTGATACTTCTCGGTCCGGTTCCGGGTCATTTGGAACTCTTCGATCACACCTTCCAACGTCCGGCCTGTGAAATCGTTTTCGAGCACCCAGCCCTCGCCTTGATTGCCGTTGACGTGACCGAACATCCGAACGGTCCACTCCGCAAGGGCCTGAAGCGGATCGTTCGAGAAGCGGCCAGAGCGAGCGAGTCGAAGGCCAGAAGCCGATCCCATTAGACGGATCTCCTCACTTTCGACCATTGAAACGATAAACGTCTCGTCAGAGTCCTGCGAGTAGATCGAATCTATCTGCGGACTCGCGTTTCGCATGGACTGATTCTGGCCGACGTTCCACAGATAGGTCTGCGAACTGCTGTTCTTGTCCTTCAACACTACTGGTGGCGTGCTCATGATCGATCAGAGGCCGCTGTGAGCGGCTGTGAGAGATTCTTTCGTTGTACGGGACCCAGCGGACCTCTCGTCACTCAAACGCCTCAGCGATAGCGTGAGAGATGATCTCCGACCGGTGCTTGTAGATGTCGTCGATGTTCTCGGTGTACCGGGCGGCGTGCTTGAACGAGAGGGTGTTGGGGTCATGTCCGAGCCAGATTAACTCCGCTATCAGTTCTCCGAGTTGATCATCTCCGCCCGGAGCGACGTATTTCCCATTTGGACCTTCCCTGTGGTGTTGAACTCGTCGACACAGTCGTAGAGCCAGTCACCGACGGCGTCTGGGAGATCAGCGGGGACTGGAGCACCGGGTGGACTGTCCTTGACAGCGACTTCGAGGGTTCGAGTTCGGGCGTAACCGCTCTTCGGCGTTCCGTCGCCCTTGAAGTTCATGCCTGAGGCTTCAGCGACGTCGTCTTGAATCTGACTGACGCCGCCGACCGATAGCTCACGGATCTCGAAGAGGTCACCGCCCCACTCCGAGGCGTAGTGTTCGAGAGTGTCGGCTTCGCCTTCGAGGCGGCGAACCGCCTTCTTGAGCTTCTCGTAACGGGATTCGAGTTCGTCCGGGATCTCCCACGGATTGTCGTACTCTTTGGCCTCTCCACGGATCTCGTCGATCTGCTCCTGACGAGGGGCGATTTCCTGCTCTCGGATCTCCTCGACCCGATCCTCCATGCTGACTGTAGTGGTTCGTGTCATAGTTATCGGGCCTCCTCAACCGCGTTGGTCGCCTTCGCTGTGATCGTAGTGAGCCGCTTGTTGATCGACTCCTGTAGATCCTCTTCGGGGTTACCGAGGTTCTCGGTGGTCACCGACTCGGGGAAAGCCCCGTCCATATCGAACTGGGCCTGCTCCATATCCTCTTCAGTGAGTCCGTTGTCGACCTCGACCTTCATTGGACCCTCAGACTCCACTGTCTCCTTAATCGCACTGGCGGCCTCGGAGCCGTAGAGCGACTGGATCTCGCTGTTGTCTTCGCGGATCTTCGTATAGTCGACCGAGGGGACACGCCCCTTCGGCGAGTAGTCGACGCCGACGCGAGTCCCGATCTCTCGAATGATGTCGGTGTTGTTGTTGATCTCAAGCGAGACGTCCTGAACGAGCGAGAGCTTCTCTTCGTCCAGTTCGAGCATGGCCTCGGCGAACGTCTTGACCTCGTGGTTCAGAGACGGCTGAGAGTCCAGTGAGTCGACTCTCTCGGTCGTCTCGTCGACATAGGCCCCGGACAACGACACAGAGACCACGTCTTCGACGCTGGTGTCGATAGTCGCCGTCTGGAGTACGACGCCGTGGAGCTTCCGGTACATCGGATCTTCGCCACTGCCGACGGCCCGGTCGTCGTACCCGGCTACGATCTGCATAGGTACGGGAATGTCGCCGTCGAACGTGTGAGTGTACGTTCCGTCGTCGTTTGACTCGGTGCTCGGCGAGGCGAGGACACCTGCGAGCCACCACGGGTTCGTCCACTCGAAGTCGATAGTGACCGATCCCTCGAAGTGCTGGGCGATTAGCTGTTCCATCTCACGGGAGTTCGGTTGGAAGATGTCGACAGCGTTGTTTGAACCCTCAAACGACGTCATGACCGCGTTGCCGCCGAACGGCTTTCGGTCGTCGTCTTCGGTTTCACTCGTAGCGAACGCTGGTGTATCATCTCCGTTGACCTCCCAGAGATACCAGAGTGTCGTATGTGCTCCAGTCGGGGCTGGCATAGTTCGGCTGAACGTTCAGCGGCGAGTGTTATGAGGTTTGGGAGGCTGGGGGTTCAGACGGATATACCCCTCATGATTTCAGAAAAATGGGTTTTGTCGGATTCGGGGTTTCGGTTTTCGCCGAAATAATATAACAGGGGGTGGGGGTCACTCGTCGTCTGAACCGTCAGACGACTCAACCTCGCTGGCTGCTTTCTTGAGCTTCCGGGTGATCACACCCGAGGATCTCATAGTGTCCAGCCACCCCTCAATCGCGGATACACGGCGCGGGATCGTCATGCCAGTCGCCTCAGCGAGATCGTCGCGTAGCTCCTGAACCCGCTTAGGCCGCATACCCGACTTTTCACCGTCGGTCCACTCTTCGTAGAGTTCTGTTGCTGTTTTCATGGTTCTGGGTCGATCTCTTCGGCGACTTGAGTCAAGCGAACCTCGAAGGTCCCACGCCAGAACTGGAACCCGATCTCTTCGCTGAGGTCGTTCCACTCGTAGCCGTTGATTAAATCGTACTCCTTGTCACCGCGTCTGACGAGGTCGAGAACCCGCTGAACCTCCCCACGGAGGCCACCATACCTCTCGGCCTCGTTGTTGTCGTCACGGACTCCTTCAAGGCGTCCACGGCCTCTCTGAGTACGTATGTCGACAGTGGCGAGGGACTCGACTTCGCGGTGATCCCAGCCGACGCTTTTCGGGCTGATCGACTGGGGGCCGCCGTCAGTTATGAACAGTACGTCGCCGTCCAACTGACTGACGCGGGTTGTGTTTGAATCGCCAGCGAGCAGGATGTAGGGCTTCGGGACGGTTTCGATCCGACCGTCAATCTCCTCTTCCCACTCTTCGTCGAGGAGCGTCTGGAGGTACGCTAAGGCAGTTCTACCCGCCATCCTCACCTCCACGGCTACCGAACCGTTCGACCGAGAACCCCGCGCTTGTGAGCCGCTGTCGGGCCTCTTCGCGGCCATAGCGGATCATACCGATAGCGGGGACTCCCGGGTGTTCGACCGAGTTGAAAAACACGGTCGGGAACGAGTCCTCGAACTGTTCTTTGATTTCGTCTGGAGCGTCAGGCCACTCGAAGGCGAGGGCCTGAGCCTGTCTGGCTCTGATCTCGTGGGGTTCAGCCCCGAACTCGTGAAAGACGGCGGCTGCGTGAGTCAACGTGAACACCCACGCTTGCTCGGATTCAACCCACACGGGCGGCTGAAACTCGTCCAGCATATCGGTCAGGTTGTTCTGACGCCGACCGATACGGCCTTCGGAGTCGTCGGCCCCTTCGCCGCCAGCACGCTGCTGGGCGGCCTCGACGAGACGGTCCTGAGCAGCGGCGAACCAAATGTCCATAGCTTCCCGGGTGATCTCTTTACCCCGGTCGTCAAGCTCTTCGATCACCGCTTTCGTCGGATCACGTCCGTCGTCGGTTTCGATTTCAGCCATGTCTGAACCCTCAGATGAAACTCAGTTTCTTGTAGTCACGGGCTACCTCGTTGAAGTCCTCTTTCCACATATCGGCAGCGGCCATTGGGTCAGCCGCTTCGCCCTGTTGGTTACCGGGGACGACGGTCCCGTAGAAGTCACCCGAGATGATGTCGGCGGCGGCTCGTTTCGCCACCGCTTCTCGGATGTCGTAGGGGACCATGTCGTATCCGTATCGATACGTGATCCTGAACTTCGGGTGGGGTCGTAGTATAGCACGTTCGTAGATCCACAGGAGGCCGTTTGGCCCGTCGATCCAGTAGTCAGCGTCTCGACCGTGCTGATACGAGTCTTTGTCGGCCCAGTCCTCCCAGCGGTTGCCGTTCCAGACTTCGATCTTGTCGCCCTTGTCGGGGTCAATCGGACGGATCTGCCGCTTCATGAGTTTGACTGGGTGTCCGCTGAGCCAGTAGTACAACCCCTTGTGGTCGTGAGTTTCTCTTTTGACGCGGTTCGCTCGCCATGCCTGTTGTGTCTTCCGCTCAAGCCGCACTGAAGCTCCCTCAATGTGCCTGAGAACGTCTTCGCGGCTCGGGATGGTCTCGTCACCGAACTCGTCCGCCGTCGTCTCTGCGGACCCCACAGCGTTGTCTGGAGTCTTTCGAGGGCGGATGTACCGGGCGACGTCGCTCGGCGTACAGTAAAGTTCGGTTTCGTCGTCGACCTCGCCGCTGACAGACATGGTTAATCAGTATCTCCTCTTTCCCTTTTCATGGCCTCATCGGACAGCAGATCTCGGGGGAACATCTCCTCGTCGCCCCACAGGAGTTCTCGAAACTCCCCTTCGTTGTAGTTCGGGTCGTCACGGACTACTTTATACAGGGCGATACCGAGGATTCTGCGTTCTTTCGAGGCTTCGCGTTGCTCTCTCTGAACGTCGTTCAGACGTCCAAAGCGGATCTCATAGCCCAGATACAGTGCGAGGAGTAGGATAACCCCCGCGTCTGGGTGGTCCAGCAGAACGTCAACGAGAACCCCGAGTCCGCTCATAGATCGGTTGCTGGCCCCCTCTTCTGCGTTGGTCGAGCACCTTTGCCGCCAGTGTTCCCGGCTCCGAGCAGGTAGACNTCNNCTGAACCCTCAGCCGGAGCTTCCACGAGTCGAGCGCGGATGTACCGNATGTAGAGTCCACGGGTCTGACCACCTCCGAAAGCGGTCATGACGCCGGAGTCAGGACACTCGTTGAAGTCCTCTTCCTCGAACTTGTAAGGGTCGCCGACAGGAGTGTCGAGCGAGGCCCAACGCTCTCGGTCAGGCGAACCTTCGAGTTGGATTTCGATCCCTGACGGATCTCCGTCGACGGCAGCCCACATACCGATCAATGTATGACCGAGAGTCTCGGTGCTCGAACCCGCCGTTGGCTCGCTTGCGTCGTCAATTGTGAGCCGTTGAATCGGGTTCGACATAAGGGATCACGTCCCCGTACCTTCGACTCTGAGACGGAGATCGAGACCTAACTCGGTCCCCTCTTCTACTTCGTCGCCAGACCCGAGGTCGAAGACTCGGATGGAGTTGTTCTCGTAGTCGTAGCGGGCCGCATACGGCTCCGCTCCGAGCACCTGTACGTCGACGTTCAGTAGGCGTGCGAACCCGTAGGTCTGTGTGACGTCGTAGTCGTTCCCGCCGTCACTGTAGTCGTCAAGGGTCACTTCGTCGTAGACCCTTTTCTCGTCGCCGTAGTGAGGCTCGTGTCGACCTGTGGGCTGCATACCGTTTCGTGTAATGTTTTCAGCCATGTGTTATGGTCCTCTCTGCTCTTCGAGTGCGGAAATCATCGATTCGATCTCCTCGTCGAGTTCCTCCTCGCTGGGGGTTCCCTCGAAAGACAGGTCGAGTTCAGAAGCCAGAGCACGCTTTTTCTGGTATCCGAGGTTGAGAACCTCAGATCCGTAGGAAGCGAGCCGCCCTCTGGCGGTCCACTCGACTTCGTAGTTTCTCATGTCTTCGAGTCGACGAGCGTCTTCGATCTCCTCGACGATCACCCACGGGTCCGAACGGTCACGACGGCGGAAGCGGAGCCGCTCACCTGACGGTAGCCGCTTGTTATGCTCGCCCTTCCGCCCCGTGTACCGAACTTTTGCGATCTTCATGTCTGGACCCTCAGACGGGATCTTATTCGAGATCCCGGACTTTGGCGTGGGTGATCGGGTTTTTCATCGTCAGTTCGCCGATAGTGACGTAGGCTCCCTGATTGCCGAGACGGCCAATCGGGAACGGCCCGTCGCCGACCTCTGTACCAGTGCTGTAGAACTGGGTTGGGAGCAGCATTTTGATCCAGAGGCTCTGTTTGTCGATCAGGTAGATACGAGACAGGTCGTCGCCGGGGACGTCCTGAGTCTCGATGATCGGGATTCCCTTGTACTCGGCGACGGCCACACCGACGTCGTTACCGGGGTTCGTCTGAACGCCGTTGAAGCCGGTCTGAGTGCGAACGGTGTCGATCCGCTCTTTGCCACCCATCTCGTTCTCGATCCGCTGGTAGGTGTCGTGACCGGTCAGGAAGAAGTAGTCCTCAGGCGACTGCTGAGGGTTCTTGTCGGAGTTCTCCTTGACCATGCGGATAGCGTCGTCGAGGAGGTCGAGGTGGAACACCTGACCGTTGTTGTCCATGATCACGTTGGACTCGAACTCGCCTTCGGAGCGGTCGAAGCCGTAGATGTCGTACTCGCCGTCGCTTTCGTACTCCGAGGCTTCTGTACCGTCAGCGATAGCCTGATCGATGGACAGGATCTCTTTCTGACTCGCTGGACCGTCAGTCGACGCCGCGTCCATCCCGAGCATTTCGTTGATGTGTTTCGGGTGCTCACCGCCGCCGGTCTGCTGGTCCGGTAGACCCTCGCCAAAGAACTGGCGGAGCATGGCGAACGGGTCGTCGGTGATTGCGTCGTCGTCAGTTGCAGCGAGCAACTGCTCGACCTGCGAGACGTCGAACGAGTGCGTGATCGTCCGAGGTTTCGTCTCGAAGGTGTCGAAGTCGGGCTTGATCGTATCTGGGATTGCGGCGTTTTCGCCAACGCCACCGGAGGCTTCGTCTCCGGCCCAGTTGTCGATGATACGCTCACCGGACTTGTTCCACGGTCGGGTTTCGAGGACACCGAAGATGTTCTGCTCCGAGTTCAGGAGCACGAACACGTCGGACCCGTAGACCTCGTTGTGGACGCCGGGGGTGTCAGTGAGCAGCGGATCGTCCGACTTCGCCACGCCGGACGTCTTCCCCATAGCCTGAGGCATGAAGTTGTAGTGCAGATCGATCATGTCGTAGATCGTCCGCACGTAGCCGTCAGCTTTGAACACAGATCCCGCTCGGTTGCCGTCACGGGTAGCTGCCTGAGTCTGGTACTTTCCGTTGTTCAGACCGCCCCGCTGTAGCTGCCGTTTGGCGAGGTACTGGCGGGCCGGGTCCGACTTCATGAGAGCGACTCGCTCGTTGAAGTCTGTTTCGAGGCCGACTGCGCCAACACCGCTAACGCCACCGGACTTGACTGTGCTCCGTTTTGCGATTTGAGATCTGATATTCGCCATTGTTAGATCTGGGGGGTTCCGTCTTCGCCGTAGATTTTTCGCAGGGCTGGGTCGCCGCTGACAGCAGAGCCGTCAGCCTTTGCGACCTCACCCTCACCGTCAGAGCCAGCGTGAGCGGGCGAGCCGCCACCGCCGACACCGAGGTTTGTCTGAACTGCTCCACTACCGGTTTTGTGGAGGTTGCGACCTCGCTCCTGAGCCTTCAGGAGTTCCAACGCCTGATGTTGCGGGAGTCGGTTGAGGTCGATGTTCTCGACGGCCTTCGACGCCATGACCGGGTCTGGACCGTCCATCTCGTCTTCCATCGGATCGTCTTCCATTGGGTCCTCCTCTGGACCCTCAGGCTCGTCGATCATCTCTTCGGGCCGCTCGTCGGTTGGATCGACGGTCTCCTCCGGCTCGCCGAACTCGTCGGCTTTCTGATCGAGGACAGGCTCAATGGCCTTGAACTGATCGTCCGGGAGGATCGATTTCAGTTCCTCGCGGCTGTAGGAGTCTGACTTCGTCTGCTCGACCTTGTCAGAGTGCTCTGTGGGGTCCTGACCCCACTCGCCGGAGTCTCCGGTGTACTCGTCCTCCTGATTCGTAGGAGTGTCTGAGTCGCCGTCTGGNCGGTCTGCGGTCCCCTCAGCAGGGGAACCTTCCTGTGCTTTCACTCGCTCGTCGACCATCTCTTCGACATCCTGTTTCGTAGCGATCTCGCCGTTCGGGAGTCGCTCGTCAAGAGTCTTGTCGAGAGCGTCGACGAACTTCTGAACGTCGTCGTTGTCGTTGTTGTTACCCATTGTTTTCTCCAGTCGTGATTTTGCGATTGACGCCGCTCGCTGAGGGTCCAGCGAACTTCGATATTTGTCGTCCATCTTCGAGACGACATCGAACTTTGCTTTCTGGTTCATACCCTCACTACAGAGGGTCACCGCACTCAGGTCGATCTTCAGGATGTCGGTAAACGTCCGACCATCTTTGACAGCCATCTCGGTGACAATCGCTTCGCCACTGATCGAATAGCTGTCAACGTCACCTGATTCGATCTGCTTGCGGACCTCCTGTGACTTGTTGGTGTCATTGTAGACGTTACCAGCCACGTACAGGCCCGGCTCTTGACCCTCAAGTTCGAGCACGTCGGTCGGGAAGTCTGTCCGCTCGTAGGACTTCCCGTTGATGTCTACCTCGACGGGTTCGTCAGTCGAGAACCCCTCAAGGATGTCTCCGACGATCTGATCGGAGTGCTCGTATGAAAGTCGGCTTCGTTTGAGCAATTGAGGCAGTGCGTCTTCGAGTGCGGTAGCCTTGATCCGGTCGTCTTCTTTATCGACGACCTCGACAGACGCAGGCCCCCAGATAACAAAGTCGTCGTCTGCTTTGAAAATTGAACCGACTGAACCCTCAGTCGAAACCTCGAACTCCATCTTAGAGACCGAGGCGTTCGGCGCGGACTTTGCCAGTTCCGCTCGTTTGTCAGCGTCCCGCTTTTCTCGTCGATAAGCCCTCGCCCACGCTTCAGCTTTCGAGATCTGAGAGTTGCTATCGAAGATAGCTTGCACCTCGTCTTCGATAGATTCTCTCTGATTCATTTGCTGAGTCCGTGAGGTCGGTCCGTACCAGTCTCGTCAAGTGATTTCCCACAGTTGGGACACTCTCTGTCCTGTTTACGGAGTGGGCGACCGCTCATCGACTTCTTGAGCGGGACGTTCGTATCGCAGTTCGAGCAGGTCGGCATGGTTATCGGCGTCTGGGGGTTCAACGCCTATTTCGTGTTTATAAACGGGGGTGTATAATATTTGGCGTCAAAAATAGGTCTACGTCTGAAGGTTCAGACAGAGCGTCTGGACCCTCAGATGTAACCGTACATCAGCGGCAGTTCGTCGACGACTCGTTCGATCTCAGCCTCGTCAGGTCGGTGAGAGAGGTGTCGTTTCACTCTCGCCCGAACGAAGTCGTTGTCAGTGACTTCGGCGTCAAGCCTGACGTCGTCGACAGCGATTGACGGACTCGGTATCTCACCCTCGGACCGGAACTTGTGACCGTCCCAGAACCTACGGGCCGTGTCCTTCAGGTCCTCTTCTTGCTCCTCGAACGCTTCCGTGAGTTGATCACGGGCGTTGTGGAGGCTGTTCCTCTGGCGTTGGTTGATCTGCCGACGATAGAGTTCGTCAGTGATCAGGCCGTACAGAGCCTTCGCCTGAGGGAACGTGTGGACCTTGACGACAGTCTCGCCTCGCTCGAAGCAGCGGAGAGCACAGCCCCGGGGTTCGAGGCCGTTCCACGCTTCGAGGGCTTGCTCACGGATCAACTCCCGAGCAGAGCCTCGCCACGAGATTGAGATATGTCCGATACCGGGCTGGTACTGATCCATCCCGTACTTGTCGAGATCGTCTGGACGTCTATACTCCACTTCCTCGCCCTCGTCTGAGGGTTCAGCAGTTTTGGACATAGTGTGGGTTCCACCGTGCTGCGATAGCCCGGGGGTCGCCCGGGATACCGAGAACCAGTTNGACCGGCTCTACTATAGTATAGGGCCTCCATTGACTTGTCACTTTCCCCCAATTTTCACCGAAAATCGCATGAAAGAGTCGATTTCGACACCCCTCCGAGTTTGAAAAATCGGGTTTTGTTCGGTTCCGGGGTATCGGAAAAATCCGGTTTCTCAGATCGACTGGACCCGTCGGACGAAGGTCCGGCGACACTGGTAGTGGGGCTGCCACTCGCTGACCCGGCTGGGGGTTCCTTCGCCGCTCTGGTGGGCGACGGCCTCTTCGTAGAGGATCTCTTTCAGTCGGTCCATTGGAACCGCCCCGCCCTCGTCTTCGATCCGCTCTTCGATGGACAGGCAGGTGTCAGTCGTGCGGTGATCGTTCGGCCCGATCCAGTCGTAGACGTACTCCTCGGAGTCGTCACGAAGTTCATACGCCTCCTCACGGGCCGTGTTGAGAACCGCTGACGTCTCGTTGCGGAGGATGTTCAGCAGGTAGTTGTCGTCGTGATCGGGGTAGTGCTCTTTCAGATCGTTCAACAGCGAGTCGAGGCTCCAGCCCTGAGGCTGAGTCATGCGGTCTTCGAGGATACGCTGAATCTCTGCCTCCGCGCTCGGTGGGAGTCGCTCGTAGCCGCCGTGCCAGATCACGTTACCCTGACGGATCAGTTCCTCCAGAGCTTCGATAACCCAGTCAGGGACCTGATCTCGACTCTCCCAGATCCCCGGGGCCTTCGAGATGTCGTACTCGCCGAACGCCTTGTCAGCGTTCCACTGGACACACTTCTCGTGAGCGTCGAGCAAGGCGTCGTCGACGGCTTCGTAGTCGAAGTCGGTCCCAGCGACCTTGCTGAGTCGCCCCGACTTCGACCGCTGCTCATTTCCCTCCGAGACCCCCAGTTCGTGCCTCGCTCGCTCGTGGGCCTCGTCCATCGTGAGGCCGTCTTCGAGAGCCGCGTTGAAGATCTCGCGGTACTCCGGGTTCGACATGACGGTGTCATGCCGTGGGTCAATCGTAGGCTGTTCTTTCTTTTGGACGTCGTGTTCTTGTTTTCTCATGGTTACAATTTGTCACCGTAGGTGTTTATTCTTTGGGTTGGTCAGACCGGCTCTAACTCGCCGTCAGGCCACACTAACCACTGATCTCCGAACTCGTCTTCGATCTCGAACGGCGCGTTTGGATCGACGGAGGTGTCGAGGACATCGGCCTCCGCAGGTCCGCCGGGGAACTCGATCTGGATAGTCTCCCCAACAGCCGGTGAGAGGTCGTGTGCGTCCTCTGGCGACAACGGAGCGTCGTCCGGGGCCGATGGGTCCTCTGTATCGCCTGTACCCTCAGCGTCCGTCTGAGCGTCTTCTGTCGGCTCTACGAGTTCGTCCATCTCCCACGTCATGACTTCTCTCGTCTCACCGTCTTCGCCCACAAGCTCGAAGTAGCCAGTGGAGTTCGACGGTTTGTCTTCGACTCGGTAGATCTGAGTGTCGACGCTGACAAGGTCACCTTCGTCGACCTGATCGTAGCCCGGGTTGCCAGAGACGAGTTCAGTGTCGTCGATGGAAGGGATACCCTCGTCGTCGCCCTCCTCTTCGACGGGTTCGATCTCGTCGCCCAACGTGTACTCGACACCGGGGTTATCCTCGACAATGACCTCGCCGAGCGGACCGATGTCAGTTACCTCAGCACTGAACGGCGGGGCGTCTCCGTCGGAGACCATAAGCGAGTCGCCGACTTCGTAGTCGAAGCCGGGTTCAGGCTGGAACTCGTCGTCGTCTGAGCCTTCAGACGGATCATCCAGTGGCTCGTTGATGTCTTCGGGGTCGACGGTCACAGTATCGTCGTTCAGTTCAGGAGTCTGGACCGTGATCGACCCGTCCTCGTTGACGTATTCGACGTACCCCGAGGTCATGCCGTCTCCAGTGTCGAAGGTCACACCTTCGTTTTCCATGAGTCCATAGTCTTCGAGGCTGAGACTGTCTGAACCCTCAGCAGGTTCGACCATGTCCGAGGTAATGTCCTCGTACTGTTCGAGCGAGAGGTTGTAGTCGAAACCGGAAGAGTCTTCGACGATCACATTACCCGCTTCGTCGACTTCGGTCACCTCGACAGTCGAGGTGAATCCGGGGTGATCGATTGTATCGCCCGGTGAGAGGTCTGTAGTGGCGTTTACCGGCGTCGAAGTGTCCACGTCGGCTTGCGTCAGTTCGTCAACCTCGACGGGGACGTTCCCGGTCGTCTCTTCGGCGTCGATCCAGACGTCGTCGCCGTCCATCTCGGCGATAGGACCGGTGTACGTACTATCGCCGATCTCAGCCGTGACGTCAATGCCGGGTTCGAGTTCGTTGACGTGAGACGGATCGGATGGATCGAACCCTCCGTCTGAACCTTCAGGCGGAGACGAGTCTGGCTCGTTGACCATATCAGTGGGAACGACCCGACCGGCGTCAGTCTCGTAGTAGTCGGTCATGCCGGTGCTGTCGAGCGAGACTTCGAGTTCGTAGTCACCGTCGGTGTCGAGTACCGTCGCCGTCTCCCAGTCACCGCCTCGCCAGACATAGACCTCGTCGAGTTGATCGATGTCGTCAGTCGTGAGGTCATTGGTGTTGACCTGTGCTGGCGGTCCGTACTGCTCTGGCGAGTATGAGATCTCAGCGACCTCATACGGACTGAACGTGGCAACGAAACCGGTGTCGACATTTTCGATCTCGACCATACCGTCGTCGGTGACCCCGACGATTTCACCGGGGATCTCCTCGCCGTTGTCGAGCGCGGTGACCTCCATGCCCTCGACGAAGTCGTCAGCTTGCGTGATCTCGCCGGGTAGCGTCTCTGCTGTACCCCCGTAGCCCTGTGCCGCGAGTTCGGGGTACGTAACGGCCTCCGCACTCTGACCAGCGGCTTCCAACTCTTCTCGTGCTGTCTGGAACGTGTCGAGCGTGTGAGTCGGGATGTCGTGTTTCTCGTTGAGCACCCGTTCGATCCGAACGAGGTTTTCGAGTTGGTTCGGCGTAGGGTGCTCGTAGGGGTTCATACTGTCAAGGATGTCGCCGTTGTACCGCTGAATCTTGTTCTTGACAGCCAGCGCGGTATTCCGATCCCACTCATGCGGCGGCGAACCGAGGTTGACGTCGGTGTCTCGGTTGAAGTAGATGTTTTCTGGGGGTACAGTGAACTTGTCGCCCCGCATTGAGATCTCCGCCTCACTGTCGTTGTTGCCGCCCACGAAGTCGTCGTGGTAGGAGGCGACCCAGTCCGATGGAACGTTCTCACCTTTGCGGTGGATCACTACAGGACTGTCACCGAGGCTCTCAGCGGTCCCTCGCTGCTCGGTAAAGTTGTTGATAGCCAGCAGCGAGGTGTCGATTTCGTCAGCTTCGGGATCTTCGAGGTAGTGAGCGAACAGACCCGCTCCACCTTTGTCCGAAAGCCCTCGGTAGATCTCATGCGGCGTGTGGGACTCCCAACGACGCTTCGAGAGTTCGTGGAACGCCTCAGCGACTTTCACGGACTCGGAAGACGGCTCGTAACCGCCTCGACCGGGAGTGTCGATGTCGAGTGCTCGTCTGAACGCCTCTTCCCAACGCCCTGCCTCTCGACTCCCCGAATCGGTCTTCCACGGCGCGTCTGGACTGCCGACCGGTGCTGAAGCCTCAGACAGAGCGTGATACATCTCGTCGGTCCCCCTCGGAGCGATTTCACTCATGGCGATTTTAATCATGTCCCGATCAGGCGTACCCGGCTCGGTGATCCCCGGGACCATAGTTTCGATCTCGTCGGCCACTTCTGAAGGGTCAGCCGTGTGGATGTCGATGTCAGACGACGTCGAAGGCGGCTCGGGGTAGTCAGTGACGACAGCTTCCTCGGGGTTCCTGATCTCGTGACGCGAACCCGTCTCTGGGTCGTAGATCGTGTGTGCTCCACTGTACTCGTCGTATCCGACGAGGTAACCTTCGGTCGCAAGAATCTCGTCTGAGTAGTCGTCACGCCATGTGACGCTGACGTATTGACCGGTGTCGACCCAGTCTAAGTCGTCGCCGTCAGGCAGGGCTGGCTGACCTGTGTCCGCGAACCCGTGAATCTGGGGGTCCTCGACAGGCCCATAGCCGTCGATCTCTACGCTGCCGTCGCCGTAGTCTTCGACGACCTCACCGGAGACGAGTTCTCCAGCGTCTTCGTCAAAGTAGGCGACCGTGTCACCGGGGTTGAACGGATCAGGCAGGGCAGTATCCCAGTTGTCACGGTTCGCTGGGGGTTCAGGCGCGTCGGTATCGATCATCTGATCGATGTCGTCAGCGTCGATCATCTCGCCGTCGATCTGGATCAGACCGGCTCCGTCAACGGCTTCGACGGTCTCAGGTCCGTCTTCGAGCCAGACCTTGTCTCCCGGCTTGACCTCTTCGACCTTGTCCCACGCTTCGCCTTCGAGATCCTGCCACGGGTCCTCGACGCCGTCCATGTGGTCGCCGACGTACAGTGGGTGGTCAGGGTTCGTCGTCAGCGAGACCTCGTCAGTATGCTCGTCGACGTCTAAGTAGTGCTGAAGGCCGTTGTTGTCTTCGACGGTAATGTCTCCGGCGGCGTCGATGTCTTCGATCACTCCGGTCAGTTCAACGCCGTTGGACGTCTCGAAGTCAATCTCGTCGCCGATCTCTGGCCGCTGCTGAACCGTCAGCCAGCCGTTGCCGTGATCGTCTTCGTTGTATTCGAGTTCACCCTCGACGTCGCCGAAGACTGGGTGAGCGAAGGCTCCTGTGGCCCCAGCGAGAACCTCAGGCGAAGACCGGAAGCCGGGGACCTCTGGGGGTTCAACCAACTCCGGCGACTCCGCCCAGAGACCTTCGATGTCTTCGAGGTGGGATTCGTTGGCGAGATTGACCTGCCGTGAATCGTCAGGTGTGACCTGAATCTGAACGCGGCGGTCGTCGATTAGTTCGCCGACGTAGACGTCGTCAGGGAAGATGTCGTCTTTGTCGATAGACAGGGCGACAGGGTCGCCGGGATCGACGTCAGCGAGGTCTCCGGGTTCGATCTGCTCGAACCCTTCGGGAACGCCTTCGACCCACTCAGGGTCCTCTGTCGCCGTCAGAAGAGCCTGTGTCTTGTAGTCAGGGTGTGGCTCCTCGAAGATCTCAATCGGCGTCCCTTCCTCGTCGTGGACGGTGATCATGTTGACACCGTCGAAGTCGTCGATATAGCCGATCTCTGTCTCCATGTACTCACCCGAGTCGGGGACGTACACTTCGACAGTCATGCCAGTCTCCAGTTCGTCCCAGTCGTCAGGAGCGGATTGCCAGCCTTCAGCCCACCCCATCTCGGGTTCCTCGCCGGGGTGTTCGCCGAGCAATTCCTCCGAGTCAACGATATGAGCCGATCCGTCAGAGTCTCGGAAGGCCACTTGACCCTCTTCGGTCTCGAATACACGCCCTTCGACGTGCTCACCGTCTATTTCAGCCAGCACTTCGTCGCCGACGTCGATGTCTTCGACTGGATACCCCTCCGGTTCGATTGTCTCAGGAACCTCTTCCTCAGGCTGTGGCGCGTCTGAAGGGTCAGCGTCTTCTGGGACGCCCTCTTCGGCTCCGGGCCGGGCGTCTTGATAGCGGATCTCGCCCGTTATCTGGTTCTGCCAGCCCTCGCCCCCGGCGTCTCCCTGATATGGGACCCACGGGTTCGGTTGTTTCTCGACTTGTTCAGTGAATCTCTCGACGATCCGTTTTCGTAGGCTCATGTTTCGTCTTCCTCCTCTTCGTCTGAGGGTTCAGACCCCCAGTCAACGAACGAGACTTTGTCACCGACCCCGAGATTTGACGACATCGGCCCACCGACTCGCTTCTCACGGGATTTCTCCCACGGTGGGTCGTCGGTGTCGTTCGCCCGGTCGGTCATGACGTCCATAACCGTCTCGCCGTCGTGATCAGATCGTTCGATCTGACTCTCCTCTTCGGTGTTCACAGCGATATAGCTGGGGCCGTTCAACTGCTCCATGACCGCTTCGGGTGACGTCCCGTTCGGGTAGAACTGTTCGAGACCCGCCTCGTCACGGGTCCACTGTTCGCTCTCGGGATCGTACTCGGCGACGACCTCGTAGTCCTCGGGGTCGTAGTTGCCGACGGTGTCTTTGTGTACTTGAATCATAGGCTCACCTCGCCGCTTTCGAGTGCCTGTAGGTTGTCCCAGATTGCATTAGCGAACTGGGTGTTGCCAGTTGCCTCTTCAACGTCCTGTGGGATGTCAGTTGTCGAACTGTACTCTTCAGCGATTTCTCTCGCCCGGTTCAATGTCTCAGACCGGAACGCGGTCCCCGTCTGAACGTCCAGCGCGGAGGCCGACTTTTCGAGTTCACCGAAGATCCGGTCGAGCGTGTTCTCGTAGTGGCCGAACGCCCCGACCCAGTCACCTTGAATGTCGCCAGCAGCGCGGTCAAGGTCGAACGGGTAGAGGTTGCCCTCCTCGTCGACGCGGATATTGTTCTGGTGGGCGTCAGCGTTGCCGATGATCACCTGAACCGCTGCCATGTCAACGAAGTCGTCGAAGTCGACAGCCTGTTTCATCTCGTCGGTGGCGTCAACCGCGTCGACGCCGGGGGCGACTTCGTTGGCATACCACCCAGCGTCGAAGTCGTATGCGTGACCGAGGGTCCGGTCGGGGTCGAGATGTTTCATGGCTTCGTAGCCAGCGACTTGACGCTCACCGTCTTCCTGCGAGATCGAATGGTGGGTCAGATCCGTGTGGACCATTTGCGAACCGTCAGGCATGGTAGCGACGTCCTTCGCGTTCATTGAGTTGCCGTGGTTCGCTTCGATCTCACCGAGGCCAGACCACGATTCGACGTCGTCAGGCGAGTATTCGGAGGGGTCGAATCCCTCTGAGTCGGCTTCTGACTCAGATTCCTCTGAGGCGGGCTGTGCGACGGCTGACGAGGTTTCATCTTCAGAGGGGCCACTGGCCTCACTTTCCTCTGCGTCAGCGTCAGCGTCCTCCTGCGACGTCAGATCGTCTTCGTGGACGCCCATAAGCTCTACTTGATCAGGGAAGAGTGAATCTTCGCCTGTGTCGACGGTATCACCGTGGGGTCCGATCTGAGCGACGGTGTAATTACCGTCGTTGTCTGCGACGATAGCTGTCGAGTCGGGGTGGCTGTGGAAGTCTTTGTCAGAAACAGCCNNGAACTCGTCGCCGTCCCACTCTTCGTCGTAGTAGAAGTCGATTGTCCCGTCGAGCGGACCCCCTTCGATCATACCCTCANNCTGGGTCTCCTCTTCGATCTCGTCGACGAGTTGCTGTNCCTCGTCTTCGGGATCGTCTGANGGTNCAACGTCNACTTCGTCGGCGTGGCCCATCACGAAGTTGTCTATGGCGTCTGGCGTGAGCGAGATCGTTGGACTCGCTTCGCCGGGTTTGCCCCAGTTGGATTGCATTTGCTCTTCGCCGACCGAGGCTTCGAGATCGTCGTAGTGGAAGACGATGTCGTTCTCACCGACCCAGTCGATGTCGTTCTCCGGCATATAGCCGTAGATCGGCATGACCACGGGGTCGTCAACAGTGGGGATGTCAAGGGCCAACTCGTCGCCGACCTGTAGATCCTCGAACTCGTCAGGAGCGTTGTCCGGGATGTAGTCGACGATGGCATCCCAGTAGTCCTCTGGCGATTCGTCCTTGTCCTCGAAGTAGACGTCGTGACGGTCGAAGTCGGCTTCTGCGGCTGTGATCTCCCAGTCGTCGCCTTCGATAGCTGAGTCGAAGTACGGTTCCCCGTCGTCGTGGAACCCAGCGACGGTCAACTGCTCGTACTCGCCGTCGTGGAAGACTTCGACGTCCTGATTGACTTGAAGTTCCTCGAACGACTCAGGAGCCTCACCCCAGCCGTCGCCGAGCCAGTCGCCGTAGCCGTCTCCCTCTTCTGGAGGCTCTCCGGGCCGCTGCTGCTGGTATCGAATCTCTCCAGTCGCCATATTGAGCCAGCCCTCACCGCCGTCAGGACCGTAGTAGTACGTCCAGACCTCCGATCCGCCCTTTTCGACGTCGATCTGGGCGTCTTCGTGATCGTAGTCGTCTGAACCGTCAGGCGAGTAGCGGGCACTGTGCGTCCCGCTGTCGCCTTTCTCTTCGACAGGGGTCATATTCACCGCACTCGGGTCTATCTCGCCGTGCATAGCCATGTAGGCGATCTGAGAGCCTGTGAGCCGCCGACCCTCGACGTCGTAGACCTTCTCGTGATCGAAGACCTTCGACTTCCCGAGCATGAGGCGTTTTGCGAGTGAATCGATCCCCGACAACGCCTCTCGGACGTCGTCTGAACCTTCAACCGGCGATTCGCCTTCGCCACCGGTAAAGATCAGCCCCTCGTCCCAGCCCTCGCGCTCTGCAACGTACAGATTAGCGATTGACTCCTGATTGAACTGCTCACCGAGTTGCTGAGCCTCTTCTGGGTCTTCAACAGCGACAGAAAGGTCGATAGAGACCTTTTCACCGTCCTCGAAGGCGTATCCGCCGATGTGGAGTGACGGTTCGTCTTCGAGAATGTCCATCCACTCGTTATAGAAGTCGACGATCCCCTCTTTGTCCATCTCACCGGCTTCGAGGTTCTCACTCGTGATTCCAACGAACCAGACGTCCCGCTCGAACGGATTGTCGACTTCGAGGTTGCGTTTGAACGTGAACCCCTCGCCGGGTGTCGTGTTGACCGTATCGATGAAGTCCCCAGCGACATCGTCCTCGTAAAACCGTTCGATGTCCTCCTCGGGGTTCGGCGCGTTGCTGTCTGAAGGGTCAGACGCTTCCGCTGCCGTCAGATCACGGTGGCGGACTGTCTGTTCGTCGCCTCCGTCGACATCGACGACGTGAGCACCGTCCGAGACGCCGTCTTCGGCGTCGACGACCTCACCGTAGTAGTACGAGCCGTCCTGAAAGAACTCGACGGACTGACCGTCTTCGATCTCCTGTGCGAACTCCGGCGGAGCGTCCCACCCGTCGGCGTACCCACCTTCGGGCGGTTCCATCGGATCGAAGTCCGGGCCGTGGGGATCGTCTGAACCTTCAGCGGTCTCGCCCGGTGGCTCTTCCTGATAGATAACCTCGCCGGATCGGATGTTCTGCCACCCCTGACCGCCACGGGGACCGTCGTAGGAGATCCACTCGCCTTCTTTCGATAGACGGACCATCGAAGAGGAACTCTTCTCTTCGCCGTTCTCAACCGAGTACGTCCCCGGCATAGCCCGTTGAGCCTCACCGTCGACGTCGACGTGGACAACGTCAGCCTCCTGATCCTGCTCTTCGATGTCGATGATCTCGGCGAACTTCTCGTCGCCTTCAGGCGTCTCATAGACAATCTCGTCGCCTAACTCAACGTCTTCCCAGTGGATCACAGCGACGTTACGGGACTCGGCTCCAGCCTCGTCGACGCCGACCGACTGAACGCCAGTCTCGTAGTAGATACCGCCCTGATTGCCGGTGTGAACCTTGTAGCCGTCAGGGACTTGATCAGCAGAGTCGACGTAGACTCGCTCTTTGAACATCCCGTCCCGCGTCACTCGCCGGACGAGTTCGACGTCGAACTGTTCGTGAGCTTTTTCGATCATCGGAGTCGCTTCGGTCGCTGAGACCCGGTCGAGGTGGAGTTTGAAGTAGTACCCTCGGTCGGGGTGGTAGTAGCTGTCAGCGTCCGACGGTAGCTCCTGAGGCCCCTTGACGAAGACGCGAGCGAACTGCTCAACTGAAACCGGACTGTCTGTGCTCATGCTCATTGTTCAGCGAGTTCCTCTTCGAGATTTTTCGCCAGCCGCTCGCTCTCGGACTCTTCGGGGACGCCGAAGCCAGCAGCGGCTATCTTTTCGACTTTACTGGCCTCGGGTTCCATCATACGTTCGAGCGGCTGGGCTGCCGGTCTGTCTGGGTCGTCTGGACCCTCAGCGCGGTCACCCGCTTCGTCGACTTCGTGACCTTCGCCGGGTTCGAGGCTGTGGGGATCGGGACCTCGGTCGTCGTCGATCCCACCCTCCATACCCATCATGTCCATACCGCCACCCATACCGCCACCCATCATGCCCCCCATCTCGTCTTCGGGGGCTTCAAGTTCGCCCTGTTTGATCTCGGCTCGGTTGTCCTCGGTCCATTCGACCTCCGCGCCGATCTGAAGGGCTTTCTGGGCGTTGTTGAGTTGCTGTCCGACCAACTGAGCCTCCTCGCTCTCGTCTTCGTCGACCGCAGGCTCGATCTCACGGGTCCANCCCTCGGTTCCGAGTTGTGCGAGTANCGCAGGGAGGAAAGTGTCGTGGAAGACGTCACGGAGGTTCTCAGCGGCTTTCTGTGACACCTCAACCTCCATCGATTGCGATAGCCCAGAGTTCTCAGGCGAACCGCTCATGAGGATCGACGTAACGCCCCACTTCGCCTGAATACGCTCCTCGAACCACTCTCTCATCTCCATGTGCTGCATTTCAGCCGGATCAGAGAGCAGTTCAACGAACTTGATCGGTTCGCCCTCCGACTCCTGATCGTTCATGAACAGCGGGATGTAGTTGGGGTCCTCGCGGAGCTTTTCCATCTGCTGATAGTTCATGGTCCGAAGCTCCTCGTCACGGGCCGCGTTGACCGTAATAGCACCCCGTGGAGCACGACGCTCTTCATAGGCGTCGTGATACCATTTATCCATTTGCTCAAGGGTCCGAGCCTCTTCCCAGAGACTCAGAACCGGTGGATAACCGTAGTATCGCCCTTTCTCGTAGAGGCTGTCGTGAGCGAACTCGCCCCGGATGAAGAACTCGTCCTCTTTACCGTCAGGCGTCTCCATAGCGTAGGCGAACGCCTCGTAAGTCGCCCCTCCACAGTGCCTACAGGGCTGCTCCTCCTCTTCTGGGTAGTAGTCGTCTTTCTCAGCACGACACTTCGGACAGACCCAGTATTCGTTACCGGGGTCGTTGGTCTCTTCGTCGATTGAGTACCGCATGAGTTCAGGCGGAGCACGGAACACCTCTTCGAGTTCGTAACCGACGATATGACCGTCGTCGTCGAGGTAGTAGCTCCGGTCGAAGATCAACCATGCGTCGTCGAACGATTCGAGGTCCTGAGCGAGTTCCTCGAAGACCTCTTGTAACGACTGGCTGACCGAGGACTGCTCGTGAGGCTCCAGCAGGTTCGCAATCTGCGGTCCTTGCGAGTTAGCCCGGTCAAAGAACTCCTGAGCGTCTTCTCTGACGCTCTTCTCGGGTTCTAACATCGTCACGACCTCCTCGCACTCGGGACAGGTTCGCTCGGAGTCGAAATCGAAGTCCTCTTCGTCGATCTCGTCGCCGTGCTCGCCCATTTGGTGTCGGAACTCGTCGTAGCCCTTGAACTCGGTCTCACAGCGGGGGCATTTGGCGTCATACTCCTTCTGCCAGTCCGAGAAGCCGTGTTTGAACACCTGATCCCGTTTCTTGTTGATTGCGTTGTTCACAAGCGACTGATCCCGCCGGATTCGGTAGATCCAGAGCGGGCTGAAGTGTCGCTGATACGGTGGAGCGGGCTTATTGAGTCCACCGTAGTTGCCGGTGTGACTCAGCCCGATCATGGTATTCAACTTCTCGATCATATCGGTCGCTGAATACCCACCACCGAACTTCGTGATCGTCTCGCCGATTCGACTGACTAAACTGTTGTTTACCATGTTTAGAATCCCTCTGTAACGGATTTCCACCGCTCCAGTTCGTCTTCGCCGATGTCGATCCCGCCGTCAAGCGAGTAGACGAGGTATCGCATGGCGTCCATGCCGTGATCCTCCTCTTTCACCGGCTCGTCGTCGTCTCTGTCGCTATCCCAGACGTATCCGCTAATCTCGTCGACGGTTTTGAGTGCTCCTGTCGACTCTTCCATGAGAATCTGAGGGTCGGGTTTGTGAACCCGTGACCCTTCCATGAGGTAGAGGTCGACTTCGCCACGTTCATCGAACGAGAGTCGCTTTTTGACCGCCTGAATCCCGTCTCCGACGTTCTTGTCGGCGTTGACGGTGTTGATACCTTCGCGGTTGAGGGTCTCGCGGCCTTCAGCGTCGTGATCGGCGAACGACTTGACGACTCGCCAGTTATCGCCGGTAAGACGCTGGATTTCCTTCGCGTGTTCCTCGTAGCGGGTCTGAGACTTGTAGATCTCGCGGAACATGACGAGGGTGTCGTCAGGGGATCTCGCCCACCACTGGCAAACGAAGGGGTTCGTGTAACCAAAGTCAATGGTCCGGTAGACGCGCCAGTTCGCTGGGGGTTCAACGAAGTAGCACTGCTCGCCCGTCGCCGAGAACTCGGACTGTCGGTTGACGGTCCAGTCACCGGGTAGGTCGTCAGGGTGGAGCAGGTGAACCGACGGATCGTACTCGTCGAAGATCAGGCCCTCAGCCCCGACCCACTTACCCTCGAAGTACCGTTCCTTGTAGATCCCGCTGAGATTGTTGTCGAGACGCCGCACATACGCCTCGTCGACACCGGGGTTGTCCTTGAGCGTCATTTCGTAGGAGTTGACGCCCTCTGGCGGGTCTCTGTAGAACAGATCGTACATCCAGTGAGTCGGGCCGTCAGGGTTCGTAGCAGTGAAAATCTGCTGTTTGGGGACCTGAAACCACTGACCGTTCTGACGCTTGCCGTTGTACCGGAGACGACCGAGTAGCTGGTTCCACTCACCGAGTTCGAGTTCTGTACCCTCGTCGACGAAGATCCACCCGAACTCCATCGATCCGATCTTACGAGGGAGGTCGTCAGAGCCGGTCTTACGCCCCGAGTCGAGGCCGTGGTAGTGGATCTCGGAGGTTACCGGGTTCCCCTTTCGGTCGTAGGTCCCGGTCAGGTGCTCAATGACGTGCTCGCCTTTGTTGTGCTCGATAATGTGACTCTCAGGGATCACCTCTTCGAGCAAAGTCTGGTTGATCGTCGACGAGCGGACGTCAGCGAACGCTTTTCGGACGATCAGGCCACGGTTGCCAGCGAACTTGACGTTGAGTTGGTGGCCCTTCTCGCAGCCGATCAGCGATTTACCGGCTCCGAACGTCCCAGACAGGAGGATCTGATCGTGAGTGTCGTGCATAAAGTCCTCCTGCGTTTCTGTCGGTCTGAAAATACGGTGGACTGATCGGTCGTCTGACTTCGAGGCGGTCGATCCGCCTAACGAAGTAGTTCTCGCCGTGGCTGGAGGTTCAGACGCCGACATTGTTGTCATGTGGCCTTTCAGGGGACTTTAGTTTTCCCACGGTTCCGTCTGAACCCTCAGCCATGATCTACCACAACCATGACGATGGCGACGAATATAGCGAGTCCGGTGACTACGGTGACCAGTAAGGTCCTGAGGAACGGACCGCCGGTTACAATCGAAACGAAGCCGTACAGAGCCAGCAGGATACCGACAATAACGACGGATCGATCTTCGAGCACTCCCTTAGTCATCATCCGACCAACTCCGTTTGAGGATCTCGATGTCTTTCTGAGGGTAGATCTCCTCTTCCATCGTCTGAAGGCCCAGCGAGATCTCCATACCCTTCTGCTCGATGTGTGCTCGGGGGTGAGCGAGGGACGCTTTCTCGTAGTGAGGCCAGACGATAGCCCCAGCAGGGTGCTCAGCGATCCGAACGTGGGTCTGCCACCAGATACCGTCGTCGTCGAGCGACTCCATGCGGCGGACGTTGACTACCTCACCGCCGAACTCTGGGTGCTTGTAGTAGTACGAGAAGACGTCCCACGGGGCGAAGTGGTTACGGCTCAGGAGCTTCCTGAGGTCCTCTGGCGAGACGTCGACGACATGATGGGCGTGACCATCGTCGCCCTGCTCCGAGGTGAACAGAAGCGGCCTGAGGGCGTTGACGAGGCTTCTCTTCCGTTCGAGGGGTAGTGACCGGAGTAGGCGGCCTCTCATTGGTCCGAGTCACCCCCTCGCCACGTCTCGACGGCCCCTGATCCGAACGCCCACGCTACGGAGGTCCCCCACGAGGCCACCCAGACGTACATGATCTCAGCGGGGACCGTCTGAAGGTTCAGCAAGCCATACCCCGTCAGGCCGATGAAGCCGAGCGAGGTGCTGGTGAGCATGAACGCGAGCAGATCGTTGGTGAACCAGTGTCGCTTCGCCTCGTCGTCGGTAGAGTTGTCTGAAGGTTCAGACGGATCGTGATCCGGCTCGTAGTCGTCGTCGGTCATGCTGCCACCCCCGCTGTACCGCCATATATGGGTGGGTGTGTCTGAGGGTTCAGCGAGAAGACCACCCCGGAGACCCCGGCGAATTTGAATTTTTGGTCAGGACGGGACTCTGGAGGGTGTCCGGGGTTATCGCCGCCGGATTTCCGGGTTTCGGTCTCTCTGCGGGTCCCCTGTCGACGTCTGAGGCTCCAGCGAACGGAGGGTAGGGGCCTTGTACTGGCACAATGGCCGATAAAGGACCTTATCGGTGGGTCTGCCAGTACGTAGGGGCCTGCCCCCACCGTAGCTGTGGGGGTGTGTCCCTGTCGTGAGGGTAGGGTGTGCGGTTGTAGCCCTCTCAGGCGTCGACATAGGCCCGTGAGTGGGTTCCCTGCGTCGACGAGGGGCTTTGGGCCTCCTCGTGTGCGGCCTCTCAGCGGGCCTCTCAGCCGCCCCAGCCCCCCGTCAGTATTCGAGGCGGTGGTCTCTCCGGCGACGAGCGGGTTACCCCTCAACCCCTGTATGGACGTCTCGGCGGGGGCCTGTCGGTCTCCTACGGTGCTGTATGGGTGGGTGTTGGGCCTCCTATGTTGCATGGTGGGTGTGTCCCTGTCGGTGGTAGTGGTGCTGTGTTGTCTGAGGGTCCAGCGTGCTATGCTCCTATGGCCGTCGGTGGGTGTGTGGTCGTTCATGAGTTCCTCCCGTGGTCTCGTGACTCGTACATCTCCCGCATATCCTGAGCACGTTGCTGGAGTCGTAGCTCGGCTTCAGCGGCGTGCTGTGGGGTGTGGACGAAGTCGTTGATCAACTCGTCGAGGACGCGGTCGAACGTATGCCAGCGGTCGCTGACGTCGTCTGAGGCGTCACTGCTCATTGTCCTCGGCGTCGTAGGCGTCGACGTCTCTCAGGTGCTCTTGCCCCGTCCCACCGTCGACGTCGATCACCTCTTGCTCTGGGTAGTCGTCTGTGCGGCTTGTATCGCGGTACTCAACGATTTTGACCTCTTCGTGGCGCGTGGCAAGCGTCTGGTCGACCTCCTTACGGTCAGCGGCGTTCAGCCCCAGCAGTTTGGCTATTTGCTGTAGGTAGTTCCTCTTCTCTTTTTGGACGCGCTCAAGGTCAGGACCGTAGTCTGTGATCGTCTTGAAGTCCGTAGGGACCGGGACCTGTAGCTTGTAGCTGTTGACGTGGTCAGGCAGCTTGATGTTACGGTCGCCGGTCGGTGTGCCTTCGACGGTCTTCTGTTCGTAGCCAACTGGAATGGCCTCTTTCTTTTCGAGTAGCTGGCCTTCGATCTCTTCGAGGCGTTGGACCTCACGTCGTAGCTGAATAGCCAGATCCAGCCGCCACTCGGCTTCAGTGGTTGCGAGGACCTCACGGGTCTCTTCAGCTATCTGGGATTCGTTCAGGTAGCGGTACACCTGCCGTTCAGTGACGTCGAGTTCGTCGGCGATTTCAGGCACGGTCCACTCGCCGTCAGATCCCATACCGTAGAATTTGGCGACGGCGAACCGTTCCTTAGCTCGGGTAGACTTGTAGTTGCCCGGCGTGGGTGCTGACGTCGCAGGTAGGCCGGTCGAACTGTTGCCACCGTCTGAGGGTTCAGTCATGACGTTCCCTGTAACCCCCTTTACGTCCTTTTTATATCAGCCTGTTGGTGAAAGGTTGAGCGACAGTAACCATTAGACGATATTCACGGTGCTATTATCACATATCGCTCACGTTAATCGGCGGTCTACCTGTATGCTCTCAGAGGCTCTCACAGACGGCTCATGCCGTTTTGACCGGGGTAGGACCCATTACACCTGTTTCGTAATCAAATGGATTCGGTAGGTAGCGGGTCTCTGGCGCGTGAAAACAGAGGGTAGAGCGATTCGGGGGTAGTATATAAACCCCCATATTGATTTCAGAGCTATGCCGCCTGTAACGTGAATGTACCAGATCCCTTAGTCTTTGAGGTCACCTCTCAATCGCACCTCTGTCAGTATCAACTCGGGTTCACTTAGGTCGCCGACATCGGATTTGATCCGGGCGGCCAACGCCCTGCCAGTGTGGTCAGATAGGTCAGTCATAGGTCTTCGTCTGAGGTCAGCCTTCGAGTAGATACCGGCCTCAATCAATGACCATGCGGTCTCCCTCGTAACGCCTGAGACCTCAGTCAGTTCGTCGACCGACTCAGTGACGTCGAACGCTCCCGGGAAGTCGTCGACGCTCACGTCGTCAGTAGGGACCACCGGTATTCCGTCTGGACCCTCAGGCTCCGGTGGACAGTCAGGACAGTTGGGTAAGTCGCCGTCGACCATGCCCTCAGGACTCTCGAACATGAGCGTATCGAACCCGCAGATCTCACACTCGAACTTGAGGCGGACCGGTTCCCATTGAACGAACCGGCGTTTGTGTGTCGTAGATCCCTGACAGTGGCCGTAGCAGTCTAACGTCAATGTGTCCTCGAAGCTGTTACCGGTAGCCACCCTTGTAGGCCGTGAGACGCCACAGGAGCCGCACTCGTAGACTTTCGAGGTAAAGCCGACCACTGCGTCGGCCTCCTCCGAAAGTAGCTCAGGAGACGACTGTGAGGCTCTCACGACAGGCGAGTGTCCGTACACCGTCTGATCGTTCAGATCGGTGAAGCTACGACGCTGTGCGGCTCTCATAATCTCAGCCAACGCTGACGAGTCTAACGATACGTTCCATCCATCTGAACCCTCAGACGTCACCGTAATCGACCTCCGTTTCGGGTACGAACTCAATGGCGTCTGGGTGCTGAACCAGTTGGCCGGTGACAGTCGTCGGTGTCGGTGGATCACTGGCGTCGAACTCACCGTGCATGACTGACGGTCCAGTCGTCAGTTTGACGTCGTGCATAGCCTCGCTGTCGACGACCATGATTCGATACTCTGGTAGCGTCGGCGTTCGGTAGACCTTCGATCCGTACACCGTGAGTGAGACTTCATCCCGGATGTCGAAGTAGTCCCCGCTGAGAGCGTCGTAGTAGATCCTGTCGCCGACGTAGATCTCTGGCCGGTTGTTTGTATCACCACCGTAGCCACGGTCTCTGAGGCGATTCTTAGCGTCTCTGATCCAACCGATCACGTCTTTGTCGAAGTCGTGGTCCGGCATAGACAGCACTTCGAGGGCTTCGATAGACTCGTCTGAGGTCTCAGGCATTGGTCTCACCCTCAGGATCGTTTGAGGCGTCGTGTGCGGCCTCTGACGCGGTTTCTTTCTCAACCGAGGGCCATCGGTCCTCTGGGTCCTCGAATTGCTCTACGAGGCTCTGAGCCGTCTTGTGGCCGATACCATCGATAGACTGGAGTCTATTGGCGTCTGGGGCGGTGCTGGCGGGGCTGCCGACAGCCTNATACAGTGTCTCGGCTCTNGTTGGACCGACTCCCTCGAAGCAGCCCCATAGCCGTTTGCCGAGTGGTTCGTCTGAACCCACAACCGATCCCTGTAGGTAGTCGCTGCTCGGCTCTTCGGTGGCCTTGCGTCCGAGGCGGATAGCATAGTCGACGAGCAGCCGATGGGCGGTCTCGGTTCCCGGCGTTCCACCAGTCGGGATCACAGGGATACCCCACCTCATGTGGATCGACGCGGCTTTGCCACGGGCTGACTCTGGCTTCAAACCCGTGTGCTCAAGCGAACTAAAGTCGCCGAAGCCATTCCCCTCAATCAAGATCACGGCCTGCTCGAAAACGTCGTCGAGCTTTCTAACCTGCTCGTCGAGGCGGTCTTCGAGCATTGAACTGGCGAAGTCGCTGGGTCGCTTCCGCTCAATGCCTACGCCGTTGACGACAATGTCAGCAGCGTCGAGGACCGCTTCGGTCCAGTTGTCGGTGTCGGGGTGGCCGAGCGTCAGCATACGGATAACGTCCGGCTCGTTGAGATCTACGACGACCGTAGTCTCGTCTGAACCCTCAGACATCTTCGTCAACCTCCGATCCGAGATTCGAGTAGTCGTCGAGGCTCTCGCGGTGGCCCTCGAAGTAGTGCGTCTTGTAGAACGTCAGTTCTTGTAGGTTGTCGGGCTTCATGATTAGCTCAGGCTGATGTCGCTGGCGGTGTTACTGACGACGTCGGCGTGTCCACTGCTCTTGCGGCTCTTGCTCTTGATGAACAACAGTCCGACCGGACCGGTGACCTTCAGGCCGACAGTCCGGCGTCGACCGTCGAACTCCTCTTCGAGTTCGTCACTTCGGATAGTGACTGGACCCTCAGACGTTGTCTGTCGAATGAGATCAATCTCGATCTCGGGGTGTGCGAGAAGTCGACGCATAATCGCCGACTCCGCCGTAAAGATAGTCAGGTGATCCTGATCTTTGGCGAACCGCACGTTGGTCTCTTTCTCCTCTGGCATGAGGTCTGGCTCTTCCGATACACTGTCAATGATCCGCTTTCGTAGGTCTTCGTTCATGGTTTTCTGGTGTCGCTGGTTACTCGAAACACTGTACGTCCAGCCCAGTTGGCTTCAGTTGGCTCACAGAGCCGCGTGAGAGCGTCGTGTATCCGTCGCTGGTTGTGCGAGGTGTCTGGGACCTCTGACCACTCAAGCACGTCACGCGACGTCACACGGACTCTGTCGGCTGCCCTCTCTTCGAGGTAGTCGGCTACGATCCCATCGGCGTCTGGGTAGGTGATCTTATCGCTGTCCTCGAAAAACTCAGACATCGTCTTCGATCACCTCATGCTCGGCTGCGATACCGAAGATCTTCGTCAGATCCTCGTAGAGTTCCTTGCCCGCTGGTTCCGGTCGGACAAGGGCGGGCGACCCATCGACGACCGGGACCGGGTGGCTCTCGAACAGCATATTGAGCTTAGCCACCTCAGACGACCCACAATCGGGACACGGCTCGCCGTTCTCTTCGTCGTAGTCGCCCTCGAAGAGCATGGTCTCGTAGCCGCAGATCACACACATGACTTCGATCATAGGACCACCTCGAAGTCGAGCAGTTCCCCGGCGTTGTCGTTTGGCTTCGTCGCCCCTCTGACGAATCGAACGTCGCCGATTCGGTCGCGCTCGTCGGTCTGCTTGTCGGGGACAGGCCAGTAGATCTTTAGTGGATCTCTCTCCCACCGAAGCAGCTTCATGGCTCGCATCGGCGACTCCGACCTCTCCCAACCGACGGAGGGGTAGACGGTCCGAGTGACCGGATTGCCTGAACGTTCAGACAGGTAGGTGACCTCGAACTCAGCGTCGACGACCTCGTAGTATTCCATGCCGTCGAACACCTTCCCGAGCGTCTCCCAGACCTCGTAGCGGTTGTCTTCTGAACCC